CGATCCGGCCCCTGCCAATAAAAAGTTTGTGGCTACAGACATAGATAGCGGTGAAGACCTAGTTTATCCGGATAGTCATGCAAAGGCTGGAGAACCTCTATTCTACCGGCGGTTCATCCCTGCATCACTCGTAGACAATCCTTATCTAATGGAAGGTGGGCAGTATGAGGCTAACTTATTATCGCTCCCAGAAATGCAGCGGCGGCAACTTCTTGATGGAGATTGGGCAGTTGCTGACGGAGCCGCTTTCTCGGAGTTTAGGCAGTCTGTCCATGTGGTTGAGCCGTATGATATACCCGATACTTGGACTAGATTTAGGTCATGCGACTACGGCTATTCTAGTTATTCTGCAGTACACTGGTTTGCTATTGATCCCAACTTTGGCACTCTGATCAATTACAGGGAATTATACGTCTCTAAACACACCGGACGTGATCTAGCCAAGGCAGTCAGGAAGGCTGAACTAGGAGATAACATACAGTATGGCGTCTTAGACAGTTCTTGTTGGCACAACCGTGGGCAGTTAGGCCCGTCTATTGCCGAAGAGATGATTAACGAAGGCACACGCTGGCGTCCTAGTGATAGAACCAACGGCGCAAGGGTGGCTGGAAAGAACCGGCTGCATGAAGTGCTAAAGGTAGACGAATTTACCGGAGTAGCAGGCATCGTATTCTTTAATACCTGCCGTCAAATTATAGCAGACCTGCCTGTTATACCGTCTGATCCCAGAGGCTCTGATGACATTGATCCTCGCTACGCCTCAGACCATGCCTACGACAGCGTTAGATACGCAGTTATGAGCAGACCAAAGGCGTATTCGCCCTTTGATATGGGCAAGGGCATCCCACAACAAGTCTGGCGTCCCGCCGATGCAACATTTGGATACTAAATATGGCTATTATGGACAAACCTATCCCAGAAGACGTAACGGATTCCGACTTGGTGGTCCCTCTGACCGAAGACGGTGACGTTCTAGAGGAAAATCTAGAGTATTCCGGCGCAGTTGGCTTTGTCGAAGGTCAGTATCTCCGGTCTAAAGACGCAAGACGGGGTGATGAAACCCGTTGGCTCGACGCATATAGAAATTACCGTGGTTTATACTCGTCTGAAGTCCAATTTACCGAGACTGAGAAGAGCAAGGCCTTCATCAAGATCACTAAGACCAAGGTTTTGGCTGCTTATGCGCAGGTTGTAGACGTTTTATTTGCTGGTTCTAAGTTCCCAATCGGCATTGAGGCTAGGCAGTTTCCAAATAACGTAGCTGGGGCCGTTTCATACAATCCAAACGCCCTTACTAAGGACAAAGTCCAAGAAGAAGTCGGCGTAGACTACTCTCCTAAGACAAGTATTGTGCGTCCGGACCTTGCGCGGGACTTGGGCATGTACAAAGACGCCCTGCAGCCCATCGAAGACGATCTAGAACTAGGTACAGGCAAAGTAGCAGGCTCTATTACCTACGAACCAGCTAAACGTGCAGCCCAGAAGATGGAAAAACTCATGCACGACCAGCTTGAGGAAACTCAGGCTCCAAAACACCTAAGATCAATGGCTTTTGAGACTTGTCTCTTTGGTACTGGTATTATGAAAGGCCCATTCGCGCAGGATAAGGAATATCCACGCTGGGATACCGAAGGAAACTACGATCCACTCTTTGAAACCATCCCTAAGATTGAGTACGTCAGCATTTGGGACTTTTATCCTGATCCAGACGCTAGAAATATGTCTGAAGCAGAGTATACCGTCCAGCGGCACCGTTTAAACCGCACACAGATACGTGCGCTGAAGAAACGCCCACATTTCCGCGAAGAATCCATCGAAATCGCCTTGGAATATGGCGCAGACTACATCCGAGAGTACTGGGAAGACAGTCTAGAAGAAGAATCCACCTCATCCGACATGGATCGGTATGAAGTACTGGAATATTGGGGCGTATTAGACGCCGAATTAGCCGAAGAAGCCGATATAACCATACCTAAAGAATTAGCCAAAAAAGACGAAATACAGGTGAATATATGGGTATGTAACGGTCAAATCCTGCGTTTGGTCCTTAATCCCTTCACACCAGTTCGTATTCCCTATCAGGCGGTCCCGTATGAGTTAAATCCATACTCATTCTTTGGTATAGGCGTGGCTGAGAATATGACCGACACGCAACTGCTGATGAACGGGTTCATGCGTATGGCGGTAGATAATGGTGCGCTGTCTGGAAACCTTATTATTGAAGTGGATGAGACTAACCTAGTACCGGGTCAGGATATGTCTGTGTACCCCGGCAAAGTGTTTCGGAGGCAATCCGGCGCGCCGGGACAGGCCATCTTCGGGACCAAATTTCCCAATGTTTCCCAAGAGTTACTGATGATGTTCGACAAGAGCCGTCAGCTTGCAGATGAAGCTACTGGCATCCCATCATACTCACACGGTTCCGGTGCAGTAGGCGGCGTAGGACGTACCGCGTCTGGTATGTCCATGCTGATGGGTGCGGCTGCTCAGAATATTAAGGCTGTGGTACGCAACGTGGATGACTACTTGTTATCACCATTGGGTAAGAGCCTCTTCGCGTTTAATATGCAGTTCAACTTCGACAAGGAGTTTATCGGTGACCTAGACGTTAAGGCGCGTGGTACTGAGAGCCTGATGCGGAATGAAGTCCGTAGCCAACGACTACTGCAGTTTATGCAGATGACCAGCAATGAGCAGATGGCACCATTTGTTAAGTACGACTACATCCTGCGCGAACTAGCTGCGTCTATGGATTTAGACGAGGATAAAATCCTTAATGATCCACGCGAGGCGGCAATCCAACAGAAGATGATGGCTGAGATTAAGGCACTCATGCCAGAGCAGCCAGCACCGCCACCACAGGCAGGCCCACAAGGCGGTCCACCCGTACCATCACCGGCAGACCCTACTGGTAATGGCGGGGGTAACATAGCCGCTGGTGCGGCTCCAGAACCAGATGCTGCAGGCTTCACTGGCGGCGGTGGTGGAGACAATGGTGGGCAACCGCCACAGCAGCCTGCAGGGGTTCCAATTCAATAATGGATAAACAGTTTATTCGATCACTACTGCCGTTGGTCAATGATAAGACCAGCATGGACCTACTCCAGACTTACGCAGATGCACGTATTAGCCAGCATCTAAATCAGATGAGCATGGAAAAGGATATGGAGAGAGTTAAGCGCATTCAAGGCGCAGTTGCGGAATTACGCCGCATTAGCACTCTCCGAGATGAAATTATTATAGGTGCCAAATAATGGGTTATTTCTCTGACATATTTAAATCTGACGATGCTCCGGTTGAGAGTGATGACCTAGAACAGACTGCAGGCTTTTGGAGTGATGAGCGTGGTCAGCAGCGCAGTAGAGATTTAAACGATGCTATCAAGTACTACTTAGGCCCGTATCTTGGAAGTTCAGACGGATTGGTAGCCAAAGGTGGTCAGTTAGCCAATCCAATAGTAGGGCTGCAAGATTCCGGAGTTGCATTTAAAGAAGGTCGATATGTAGACGCAGTCACAGACTTAGCAGGGGCTGCAGTACCACTAGCCGCTGGCGTAGTAGCAAAACCCGCTGCAAGAGCAGTATCCAAAGGGATGGATGACGCCGTCGATATGGTCAGTGAAACTCTGACCGGCTTCTCTGCTAAACCCAAACCGTTTGATCCTAGTAGACGTAAGGCAATGCAGCAAATGGGGGCGGCTGCAGTAGCAGCACCTGTTTTGGCGTCTGATGCAACCAGAGGCGTACTGGAGGAAGTTATAGCACCTATAGTGAAGAAGACTGCAGGTTCCACGCCTTTAACCGCCGCCTTTGAAAAACTAATGACTAATAAGTCTTCAATGGAGAATATTTTAGAGCAAGAGAACAGTATTTTTAGGAATATGCGACAAAGCGATCCGTATATGAATACTCCTTTAACGCCAGATCAAAATACTCTCTTAAATTCTTTAGCCAATACTAGAAATACAATTAATCGAGACATAATTACTTCAATCGACGAGATTGTGGGGAATGTTGACCCTTCTTCTGTTAAAGGGCTTTCTGATACTGATCTTAATTCCTTGCTAGAGGAAGTTTCCAACAGAACGTGGACTATTGACCCAGATATTGCGGATGTAGATGTAGTTATAGATACTCTTATGACGGAAGTGCAGCGTAGAGGTTTGCGGGGAACTGGTTCTGAAACAGGTATGCCGCCTGCGAATGTAGCAGCCAATATGGTTCCCAAGGATATCGGCGGGGAGATGCCCACGGTAGACGCACAGACTACGCAAGCCTTTGGTACTAACGGTGGACCGTCTATGCAGTCTGGCCCTGCAGAGATTGGCCCACAGAAACGTGTGGACACCCGACTTCCAACAGAGGTTGTTAAAGACGATAACTTGAAAACCGGAGCAATGGTTTCGGACGGGGATTCCTTAATGGGCAACCCTAATATATACGACAACCTAGTTATGATGACTGACCATTACCCCGGTCTGAAGAGACTTTATTCTGATGATGTTGCTGAAATTAGAGGTAATATTACAAACCGGATGACTGATAATATAGTTAGCCTGTACGACATGTCTGACAAGCTAGGTATCGCTAAAGACAGCGCAAATTGGTACGTTGGTGCTAATCGTATTGCTAACGGACTAGCCTCTAGATTTGGCATATCTGACACAAAAGCGGCAGGGGTTTTGGCAGTAATGTCCCCCCAAAAAGATTGGTTCCAAAACGTAGGTCTGGGTGAGCGTATTATTAAGCACCACACCGAGTTAGGCCCAAATGCCCCTTGGACGCCTGAGATGGAAGCGATGACTGTAACAGTACCGCCGTCTAGGAAAGGCAAGGGCAAACCCAACAATACTGCGTGGCAGGACGGTAAGAATGGGGCAATACTAGACGCCATTAAAGGCAAGGCTTGGGGCCAACTAGAAACCCCTATGGAAAAAGCCTTGTGGCTTCGGGCTTACGATGAGGCCCACTTCGGTAAGAATTTTAGAGAAATTAGCCCAGACGGCGATATCCTTGGATATGACATTAAGAAGGATGGCAACCCGTCTGCAATTGCACACCAAGGATTTGGAGACATTGCCAAGGCAGTCCGTATTTTAGAAGGCGAGGGAACCTTAACCTCTATTTCACCAGAATTAGGCGGTAACCACAAAGTCCGTAACTTCTTCAACAACATCCTTAATCCTGACAGCCCTAATGACGTTACTGTAGATACTCACCAGATTGCGGCTGGGCTATTTAGACCTCTAGGCTCTAGCGCAGTAGAAGTACATCACGGACTTAATGGGGCAAATATAAAAGGCAACCCTGCCAGATGGTCTAACGAAGGTAAGGCTGAAACTGGTATGGCTGGCAGTTATGGACTGTACTTCGATGCTACGACAGACGCTGCGTCTTTAAGAGGTACACTTCCACGGGAGATGCAGTCCATTTCGTGGGAACAACTGCGCACATTATTTCCTAATAATCTAAAGCAAGACAAAGACTTTGTAGCCAAGACTGAAGGTATCTGGAGAGCAGTCGATAGTGGAACTCTATCATCTATTGGTGCCAGAGAAGCAATTATTAAGTTGGCCCAAAGCAAAGGTGCTGGCGGCGTACCTGATTGGAAAAATTACAAAGGCCTACGTCGAGATATCGGTGCCGGTACGCTTTTACTAGGCTCCGCTGGATTGGCTACTGCACAAGAAGAAGATGAAGGATTTGCCACTCAGCCGGATACGGAAGCACCTAGTAACAGTGCCTTTGGCAACAGCGAGGCATGGAGGGGTTTTGTGGAAACTCTTGTACCACCAATTAACGCTGCTGTCTCAGGGGCTACGTCTGTAGGTAGGGAACTTGATAAATATTTCGGGACGGAAAACATGACTGCTTTTCCAAAGATCAATCAGTCCTCTAAGGCAATGGGTGAAACAGCCTCATCTGAAGAGGATCGATAATGGCACTGGGCGGTTTGGCAACAACTAACAAGGGCATCACAACGCCGGAAGGATTAACTATGGCTAAGAAGAAATTCCAACTGGACGATAAAGATGCAGACACAAACGGTGACGGAGAACTGAGTACCCGTGAGAAGGAAATCGGCAAGGCAGTCCAGCGCAATGTAGACACCGAAGTAACAGACGATGACAAGGTGCAGATGTCCCACGGTGGTATGGCTACTTATGGGTCATCTTGCGGGTGCGGGGCAATGTCAGAAGAAGACTGCATGTGTGGTATGATGGACGGCCTCATGGGCTTCGACGGCATATCAGGCAATCCCATCCCAGTAGGTTCTAACGCAGAAAATGTACGAGATGACATAGACGCCAAGCTGTCTACTGACGAGTACGTTCTGCCAGCGCATGTCGTAAAATGGCACGGCCTCAAGCACATCCAGATGATGCAGAGTGAAGCGGAGATGGGTCTGATGTCCATGCAGATGGACGGCCTTATTCAACATGTCGAAGAGAAATCCCATAGCAAAAGTTCTAAGGACGGCGAGGTATCGTCCAAGAATAATTCCAAACAAAAAGGTGCCGAAGCGGAAGCCGAAGCACCCGAAGAAATTTACTCCGGAGAAGGAGTAGATGTCGAGGTCGCTACTGTAAAAGTAGACGATCATTTAACGGATGGGGGTGACAAGGAATTGCGCCCAAAAACATCTAAACTAGCCGGAATAGTCAAAAAGAAGAAGTATGTCTAACCGGATATAATTGGATATAATTGGATACCCGAATTGTCGGACCCAAGGAGTAATAATGGCTAAACAACGATATCAACGTGTGGAAGACCCAACAGACAACCTGTCTTATGCGGAAGAATTTGCACAAGTCCACGGGCAACAACAACAGCCTGTAGAGCAGTTGGACGCAGAAGAAGAGTCCTACAAGAAACGCTATCAGGACATTCAACGTCATATCCAGACTGTGCGTAATCAGTCGGATGAGAAGATTGTAGCGATGCAGAAGCAACTGGACGATGCCACTCGTCAACAAATCAGGTTTCCAAAAACTGATGAGGAAGTCGAGGCTTGGAGTAGCAAGTATCCAGACGTTGCGAAGATCGTGGATACGATTGCCCGAAAGAGGGCTAACGAAGCCTTGGCTGAAGGTGAGAAACGTCTTGAGAAAGTAGAGCGTTTTGAGAAGCAAGTCCAAAAGAAAGGTGCTGAACAGCAGCTAATGCAACGGCATCCCGACTTCGCTGAAATACGGCAGGATAAGAAATTCCACGATTGGGTGGCTACACAACACCCATCCATTCAAGACAGCGTGTACAAGAACAATACAGATGCAGATTGGGCCTCAAGCACCATCGATCTGTACAAGGCTCAGACGGGTGGCAGACGCTCTAATGGAGCAGCCCAAGCAGTAGGTCGCACAAGCGCATCTCAGCCGCCGTCTACTGGTAAAATGAAGTATTCAGAGAGCATGATCGATAAGATGTCTGATCGTGATTATGCCAAGCATGAAGATGCAATCATGGAAGCCATGCAAAATGGGAAGTTCTTATACGATCTTTCTGGTGCTGCACGGTAACTAAGTGGCGTTTGAATAAATTAACTATTGTATTTACCCGACCATTGTGTTATAATGGTTATATTGAACGACTTAAAGGTAGGACACTACCAGCCTATTTCGGCTAAAGTAGTATACCCCGCCTAACTCTCACAGATAATAATAAAATTAAGGTCTACCGGACTGAAGAGAACCGTACATTTGTACGCCACCCTCTAAAGTGCGCCATCATAATTTTAATTGTCTGATCTAGCTGTCTCTGCGCGTTTCTATTGCGAATGATTGTCGTTCTCAAATCGCATAACGTCAGAGATTTTCTTCAAGCCATTTCATTCAAGGAGAAATCATAATGGCATTTCAATCAGCAGCCTCTGGTTCAGCACTTACCGGTGGCATTAACAATTCGGGCGCATGGAACAACCTTACATCAGGTAATTTCAGCCCAGTAATTTACAGCAAAAAAGTACAGAAAGCCCTGAGAGCCTCTTCTGTAATTGAGGCTGTAACCAACACTGATTATACCGGCGAAATCGCCAACATGGGTGACTCAGTGAACATCATCAAAGAGCCAGATATCACTGTATCGGCGTATGCCCGTGGTACTGCCTTGGCAACACAAGCACTCACAGATGCTGCGTTTACTATGGTCGTAAATAAAGCGAACTACTACCAGTTTGCGATGGACGATATCGAAGAAGCGCATTCGCACGTCAATTTCATTGATTTGGCAACTGACCGTGCTGGCTATAAAATGAAGGATGCAATGGACGCAGAAGTACTTCGCCACATGGCGGGTTACACCGATGCGACTACTGCTCGTACTGCTCTGGAAACAGGATCGACTAAAGCCGATGCTGGTGCAGACAATGACGAACTTCTTGCAGCCAACAAACTGCGCGGCAACGCCTTCTCTGGAGTTTCTGGTGATAGCACAAAGGCTATACCAATTGCTGCAGACGGTGGTACTGGTATCATTACTTCTCCTCTTGAGATTATGAACCGTATTGCTCGGATGATGGATCAGGCGAATGTCGATACTGATGGTCGTTATATCGTTGTGGACCCAGTGTTCTGCGAAGTCCTTCTAGACACCTCGTCAAAACTCATCAATTCCGATTTCGGTGGTGGTGATGAACTGCGTAACGGCAAGCTGCCTAATAAAATTCGTGGCTTTGACGTTTATAAGTCTAACAACCTGCCGTATAAAGGCACTGGACCCGGTACTGCTACTGCAGCCGGTTCTACAGCCCACTACGGTGTTCTGGTTGCTGGTCATATGGGTGCAGTTGCTACAGCGCAGCAAATCTCTAAAACAGAGACTTTCCGGTCACCAGATACCTTCGCGGACATCGTCCGTGGCATGAATCTCTATGGTCGAAAAATCCTGCGCA